ATGAAACTGACTGATATAGCTGTACGTAACGCCAAACCAGATAAGGACAACAATAAAATTAAAAAACTTCGTGACGGGAAAGGCCTGTATCTCTATGTTCACCCCAACGGCTCAAAATACTGGCGCTTTCGCAAGGTTATCAACGGTAAAGAAACGACCCGAGCTTTAGGCATTTATCCTGCCGTAACACTTGCACAGGCAAGGAACGCTCGTGATGAATATCTGGCGAGCCTGGCTAAAGGCATTGACCCACTGCACACACCAAAACCTCAAATAGTGCTTTTTGAAGACGTTGCCAGAGAATGGCACAGCCGGAAAAAGGGGTGGAGCGAATTACACGCGCAAAAAGTCTTAAAAGACCTGGAAAACCACATCTTCCCCATTCTTGGTAAAAGGCCAATTAACGAGATCACAACCATGGATCTACTGATTCCTTTACGCAAAATGGAAGACAAAGGAGTGCTTGAGACAGCATCACGTAACAAGCAGCGAATGAACGCCATTATGCGCTACGCTGTACAGAATGGAATGATTAAATACAATCCAGCGCAGGAACTGAACGGTGCAATCGAAACTAATAAAACCAAACATCGCCCCGCTCTTCCCCTTGAGCGATTACCTGAATTACTTGGCAAAATAAATGATTACCACCATAAGATGAATGGACGGTTATTAACGCAATTTGCACTAAAATTAAATTTATTAATTTTTATTCGCTCAAGTGAATTGCGTTTTGCTCGTTGGAATGAAATTGACTTTGATAAATCAATGTGGGTAATACCAGCAGAACGCGAAAAAATAGAAGGCGTAAAATATTCATATCGTGGAACGAAAATGGGAACCCCTCACGCCATCCCTTTACCCACTCAGGCCATGCAGCTTCTTGACGATATAAGAAATATATCCGGTGATGAAGTGTTTATTTTCCCCAGCGACCATTACCAGATAAAACCAATGAGCGAAAACACCATTAACAAGGCATTACGCCACATGGGATACGACACAAAAAAAGATATTTGTGGTCACGGATTCAGGACCATGGCCTGTTCGGCGCTGACAGAGTCAGGCAGGTGGACAAGAGAAGCCGTTGAGCTTCAGATGAGTCACAGGGAAAGAGGCAGTGTCCGGGCTGCATACGTTCACAGAGCTGAACATATGCAGGAACGCCGCCGAATGTTGCAATGGTGGGCTGATTATCTCGACACCTGCAAGACGGCATATATTTCCCCCTATGATTTTAAATGGACTAACGAAACAGACTGAATCAACTCAACAAACTAAACTATCCCAAGCGGCTGAATTAAACTCAAGGCGTGGACAATATGTGGACACGCCGATTTTTTTATCTTTTAAAATCAATAGAATAAGATACTGCTAAAAGCACCTAGTGATTTTTACCCTAAAAAAACAGATATATCCATTTGATTTATAATTAATTTTTTACAATTAACCAGTGCTTTTAATAAAAACAAAAAAAATCAAACTATTTTATCGATATTATTTTGTGATATGTATCGCATTTTCAATTCTTTTTTTGTTTTCAGAAACCACTATTTCAGCGTTCACAAGCATTACACCGACCTGAAAGGGCTTTTTCTGGTACCTAAAAGGGTAAGTCAGCAAACCTTTCTGGCACTAACTTGTTATTCTTTGTCGCTTTCTGGCGGTTTAAAGTGGCTTAAAGTGGTCCTAAAATGTATATTGCACACATGGAACAAATCTCACTGTCCCTGTCAACCCCGCCTGAAAATCGACCTGATTTACAAATCCGCTTTTCGTTGTTTATGATTTTTCTCGTCCCGCAGACGACCGCGAGATCTTACATGCTCCCGCTGTGAGCTAACGTAAAATGTCAGCATATACAGGAGGCCAATATGTCAGCATACTCACAGACCAGCGAAAGGCGGATTCAAAAATTAATAAGACTCCCCAGAGTCATTGAAATCACAGGGAGATCAAGAGCTCGAATTTACGAAGATATAAAATCTGATATATTCCCCAAACCAATAAAAATAGGCCCTCGCGCGGTTGCATGGGTTGAAGAGGAAATTATCGACTGGATAGAAGAAAGAAAACAACAACGTTTTCAGGCTTAATTATTTTCATTTTATAGTCAGCATGGCGCGATATGCGCCTAAATATTTCATACAATAAGAAACATCACTTAACCGAAGATGCATTCATGGTTTAAAAGATGCTCTACCCTTGTTAAGGGAACCGGAGTAAACAGATGTGACAAAATAAAAGAAAATGGACTATCAGAGGGATATTTTCACCTGTGCGTCACACGTAAGAAATATATTCCAAGGAGCTAAGTTTAAAATCAGCATTTATTTACAGTGTATGAAATTGAGTTATTCCGGTTACATTAACCGAATTGGGTGAACTGTTATGATAAATACAAGTAATGGCGGTGGGGGTATATTCTCCACGTGGCATAAACAAACAAACGCTTTAAACATCATAACCGGATGTCCGGTAATACAGCATTATCCACCTGACTGGAATGAGCACATGACTACATATGAGGGAAGGAGGCCGATCACTGACAGCAGAGCAAAAAAGAAGCTCGCTAAAGCCAGCGAGCCAACCAGTCAAGGATGTGCATTTAGTGCACCTGAAATCAACAATAAGAAACAATAGCCAGAAATGATTATGACTTTTTTACTCTTAAAAATCAATCACTCAGCGCAATCGCCCAAAAATAATTTGCAATATTGCTTGACTCGCTTTTTTGTCATGGCGTATCGTTTGCCCGCACCTCATAAAGCGGGTGCCGGGTTTAGCAGCCTGATAGTAGAAGCGGGTAGCCGCTATATTTCCGTAATGCGGTTTTTTTGTGCCCGTAATTCCACCCTACCCCGTATTATGGCGGGGCGTAATGGGGGAGCCTTTGCGCTCGCTGGTTTCTTCTACGCCAGTCTGCTAACCCTGTTACGTCCCGCCACCATGTTTAGCAGCGTGCTGGCGAGACTCCGTAAATCAGTAGAAGGAGCCGCCAAAATGGCTATATCAACACGCCCTGATTTTATCTGGCGCTTTATGCAGTGCCACGGTAAAAATATCCGCCTTCATACCGTTACCGCTGCCAGTGAGCGCGAAGCGCGCGCCCTGCTTCCGGCATCTCGTCTGGTCTTTGTTGCCCGTATCCGTGTCCGGGAGGCGTGCCATGTTTAAGCTCCTTATCACCCTGATTAACTACCAGAACGGCGACGTTCGCCAGATGATTCATTCCCGGGAATATCCGACTTATGACGATGTATGGCTTGATGCCTGTCGTATGGCATATTCCCGCAATGACAAACAGGGGCGATTAACCCACAAATGCGCAGTAAAAATCATGGAGGGGTAACGATGTACGAGATTCATATTAAATTGCGTAATGTGGTAACAGGAGAGGAAGAAAACTTCCACACGATACGTAAATATAAATCAAAAGGAAAAGCGGCAAGGGACGCTATCAGGTATACGGAAGAAATTGCGCCGAAATATCAATTGCCAGAAGAAGAACTCACAGCATCAGTGGTAAAGGTGAAGAAATGAAAAGCCGTTCAATATCCCGTAAAAATAATGGCAGTGGTGAAAAACGTTTCTTTGTGTTGGGTTATGCCGTTAATAAACGTGGGTTAACCAAACATGCACATGCAACGGTATACGGAACAGGACCGGGCGAAGCCATACGCCGCGCAGCCGAAGGGCTGGAAGAGCTGGGAATGACACATTTCAAAGCGTTGAAGGTGACGCAGCTTTCCGACTGATTACCGAATTACCAACTGATAACTGAATTAAATTTATATTTCGATCTTAACGGGTCGGGGAGTTTTTATGTCTAAAAATCAGAATATCCGCAATATATACAAAAAAGAATACGCTGGTTTTTTCACGGAAGATTCCATTGAGAATCTTGAAGATGTAATAAATGTTATTGCGCTCCTTTCAGCATTGACAGGTGAAATTAATACCAGTGAGAGAATGCCAGTGCAAATTAATGAAATGGAATCATTAACTAACATTCTTTATCGGGAATTACGAGTGATTAAGTCAGGAATGCATACTTCTGGCGGAATTTTTTCATGGCATAGTGCTGAAACCGCCGGGATTGCCAAAGCAATAAGTAACGAGTAATTAATAAAAACCCCACGGCAAAAGGTGCAGTGGGGTGGAGTTTTATATATGAAATCTGACATCAGAAAAGAGATTATTAACCGTCTTATCCGTGATTACAACTTCAAAGAAGAAAATAACTACCTCCGGTATGGTGTTTGTCCGCAATGTGGAAAGAAAGAGTTGTTTACCAGCCTTGAAAGGCCGTACATCGTACACTGTGGGCGCGAAAATAAATGCGGTACAGACCTGCTGACCAAAGAACTTTACCCGGATGTGTTTTCATCATGGTCAGATCGTTATATCAGCACGAAAGACGAGCCATATGCAGCGGTGGCAGCTTATCTTCAGGAGGCGCGCAATATTGCTGTGGGGCCACTGAAGGGCGCATTTACTCAGGAGCGATACCAGGACAAGGAAAACGGCGAACAGGCCGCTACTGTGCGTTTTACGCTGGCTGACGGCGTGTGGTGGGAGCGCATCATAGACAGACCGGGACGCTTCGCGCGCAAGGCGAATTTTTCCGGCAGCTACAAGGGGTTGTGGTGGGCTTATCCGGGAGCAGATTTAAGCAAGGCCAAAGAAATCTGGATTTGTGAGGGCATCTTTGATGCCATCAGCCTTAACCAGAATGGCATTGCGGCCGTTTCTGTCATGTCTGCCGTGAACTACCCTGATAAGGCGCTGGAAGAGCTGGCGAAGCTGTGCGGGGATAATCCCCGTCCGGTTATTGTGTGGGCGCTGGATAACGGGCGTGCGGGTGAGCGTTACGCGAAAAAACATGCAGAACGCAGCGCCGAAGACGGCTGGAGAACGGCAGCGGCGTTGCCAGGTAAAAACAACAATAAACGCGACTGGAATGATTTACACATCGCCGGAAAGCTGCGTGGCCATGATGTGAAAAGATACCGTCATTACGGTGATTTATTGCTGGCGAAATCTCCGAGAGATAAGGCGCTAATAATATTTTCCTTTCGTGAGCGGAAGGAATTTCATTTTACTTTTGATAACCGTGTTTTCTGGTTCAAACTGGACATTGAGCGCTATATGAAAGCTGTAGAGCGTGCCAAGAATGAGAGAAGTGTTGATGAGGATGAAGCGCGCAAAATTGCACTTAAGGAATCTGGCGCAGTAAAAGAAATCGCAAACTGTAACCCAGCGCCGCTTTATTACATTCGAAATAATGACACGGATGAAGCATGGTATTACTTCCGTGTTACGTTCCCGGATGGTGCTACGGTGAAAAACACCTTTACATCAGGACAATTGACATCCGCATCTGAATTTAAAAAACGCCTGTTGCATGTGGCAAAAGGCGGCATTTATACCGGAACAACTGCGCACCTTGACGCATTAATAAAAAATGACCTTCCCGCAATAAAAGAGGTTATTGGTCAGGATTTTATCGGATACAACAAGGCGATTGGGGCATGGCTGTTTAATGATATTGCTGTTTACAAGGGAAAAACTTATGAAATCAATGACGAAGATTATTTTGAAATTGATGGCATAAACGCAAAACCATTAAGCGAAAAACCCACATTACAGATTAACTACAAAAAACCGGATGAGTTTACAGAGTCCTGGGTGGAAGATCTCTGGCTGGCTTTTGGTGAAAAAGGAATTATTACCCTGGCTTTCTGGTTGGGCTCCCTGTTCAGCGAACAAATCCGGGATAAAGAAGAATCCTTCCCCTTCCTTGAAGTCACCGGGGAGCCCGGAACGGGTAAATCAACATTGATTGATTTTTGCTGGCGGTTGTGCGGTCGTGACAACTATGAAGGCGTTGATCCAACCAAAGGATCAGAGGCGGGCTGGAAGCGCACCTTTGGACAGGTCGCCGGATTACCTGTTGTTCTGATTGAAGCAGACCGGGGAGGCAATGCGCAAAAAAGAGGTGCGTTTGACTTCGATAACCTGAAAAGCCTCTATAACGGCGGCGGTATCGGCGTTCGTGGCGTTAAGACCAACAATAACAACACCTATGACCCGGATTTTAAGGGCGCTATCGTGATTGCACAGAATGCCAGGGTAAACGCCTCACTTGCAATTATTGAGCGACTGATTCGCATATATACCGATAAAAAGCGCCACTCGTCTGATACCCGGCTGGCGGCGAGACGACTGGAACTCTACCCCGTTGAGAAGGTGTCAGGGTTTATTCATCGGGCAGTCAGCCGTGAACGGGCAATTATGGAAATGTTTCTGGCGCTCTCAGAGCCTGAAACGACCCGCCTTTGCGGTTGCGAAAATATTCTCCATCCCCGTATTGCCAAAAATCACGCGCAACTTATTGCGCTGGTCAGGGCGCTGAAATGCGTTATTGATATCCCGGATGAATGGCTTAATGCCACATGCCAGGAACTGGAACGAATGGCAGCGGAACAAGTTAAAGCGGTAACGGATGACTTGCCGGAAGTAATAGCGTTCTGGGAGGCGTTCGACTATCTGGACGGCATAACAAAATACGGTGTAAACCACTACGGCAAGGGATGCCGCGAGGGGATTGCTATCAGTATTCCGCAACTGGCACAGGCTGCCGCTATCCACCGCGTGGAGATCCGAACTGACCGCGAAATGATTGAGTTGCTCGCAGCCGGACGTTCCCGACCTTTGACAGGCCGCAAAACCATTCGTAGTGAGGTCTCCAGACAGGCAAACGCCGGAAGAGGGGTCGCCGAGGCCAGAGAGCCGGAAGTACTGAAATGCCGGATATTCAGTTACAAGGAGGGGAGTTAAACATGCCGATCAGAAAGATGCATGATGGGCGGTGGCTGCTCGATATCAGGCCATGCGGACGTAAAGGGAAGCGCATCAGAAGAATATTTGACAAAAAATCGATAGCTACAGCAACTGAACGGTACATCATAGCGAACGCCGAAAAGCGCGAGTTTATACAGGGCTATCGCGACCGGAGAACGCTTAGCGATTTACTGGAATTGTGGTGGGTCTATCACGGTCAGCACAGGCGAAAGGCAAACACGGATAAACAGCAACTTGGCAAAATTATTAATGAGCTTGGAGCTGACATGTTTGCGGCAGAACTCAACAAATTAAAAATCATTGCATGGCGATCGCAGAAAATTGCGGAAGGATTAAAGCCGTCCTCAGCAAACAGATACATGAACAGATTATCGGGGATGTTTACAGCCCTGAAAAAGATCGGTTTGTGGGATGCAGAGCATCCGGTTCGTGGTATTCCTGTTCTTTATGTAAAGCAGCGGGAAATGGCCTTTTTATCAAAAAACGAGGTCACATTGTTGCTTGACGGGCTGAATGGAGATCAACGAAGGGTTGCGCTCTTGTGTCTTTGTACCGGAGCCCGCTGGAGTGAGGCCAGCAGATTGCATGGAGAGCAAATAGTTCATAACAGAATAACGTTTCTGGAAACCAAAAACGGTAGAAAAAGAACGGTGCCTGTGTCGCAGGAAATATGCGATGCCGTAAAAACAAAAGAAACCGGGCGACTGTTTGATGTGAAGTACAGAGAGTTTTGCCGGGCATTAAAAAAAATAAAACCCGATTTACCGAGGGGGCAGGCTGCGCATGTATTGCGGCATACATTCGCCAGTCACTTTGTGATGAACGGTGGCAACATTCTTGCGCTACAAAAAATCCTTGGGCATGCGACAATTCAGCAGACTATGGCATACGCACATTTTGCACCGGATTATCTGGCAGATGCCATGAGATTTAACCCGGTAGCCAACATAGTGATCACCGAAGAAAAAGAGCCAGCAGAGTAACCCGCAGAACGCCGCATTCACAGCAAAAGAGGTCAGTTTCCCGCTGACCTTTTTTGTTGGCCAGAACCAACGGTAACAGCAATGCAATGGTGGCCATATTGCAGTAGTGCCGCCATCAATTTTTTGCTTCCCCTGATTATGAGAAAGAGTCAAACAGTGGAGAGATACATTTCAATAACAGAAAGTTAACGAGAGAGATACAGAGTAAGTGAGTTTAATTAACATTTTAAAGGGTCGCGCTAAAGTTTGGGGGGGGGTGCGCAAAGCGGTTACAACGGTTACAAATTTAAAATTACTTATTTTTGTATTATATATCAATATATTATAACTGGTCCGATGAGTTACAAAAGCGGTTACAACGCGGTTACATGTAACCGTTTTGTTAGGTTACAGGCGGTTACAGGTTAAGTTTTTAATTGATTGATAATAAAGTGCTTTTTGAAACCTGTAACCGTTGTAACCGCAGTGTAACCGCAAAGCGGTTACAAACAATATCCATTAAAATCATGCTGTTAAGTGGTGTTTTTGAGTGTTGTAACCGTTGTAACCGCTTTGCGCACCCCCCACCGGATTATGAGGCAGAGCCCTAAAACAACTGGTCTAACCTTTAACAAAAATGCAACATCAATCATTGATTTTTTGGGGCTGTCAGTCACGGGGAGTTGCCCTGTTGTCTGGCAGAAAAATGAAGTATGTACATGCGCGGCGGGGATGGTAAAAAACGTAATACACGCGGCGCAGTTGCCATAAAAAATCTCTCAAAAGCACTCTTTTTCACGCTATTGTTCATCTGCACAAAAGTGCACAAATTTGCACAATTTTTTAGAGTAACTTTTTGCCCATCCAGCCCAGTACTGGCGCACCCGGAGGGCGATTTCGTGCGTGCACAAAAAACGGTGAGTTTTTCGCGCGCAGGTGACGGGGGAACAGCCCGCGTTTCAGGGGGTAAATTACATTTTCTCTAAAGACTGCGGGAATGCCCGACCGGGTTAGTTTTATCGCCAGCCAGAGCCGTTCTTACGGTAAGAGAGAACTGATACGGGGAATGTGACGAGTGAGCATGGGAACGGTGCGTCCGTGCGTAATACGCGGCGACTGCTGCGGGTTTATTTGATACAGCCAGAGGGGGCGGCAGAAGATATAATAGGTCAAATTTCACACCAGTAAGAGGAGCGTGATATGTCTTTCCCTTGCCCGGCCTGTGGCGCTTCAACCCGAACCCGTAGTCGTTCGTTGGAAGAACACGAACAAAACATCTACAAAACGTATTACCAGTGCAATAATATTGAGTGTGGGGCTTGTTTTTGTACGCTTGAGTCGTTTGTACGCATCACTAAGCGCAGGAAGTTGAAAACTTCATAGTGATTTGTATAACACAGCCAGCGAGTGTAACCGGCTACGTTATTTCTGTATTACGTCGTGTAGTTCTGGTCATTTGCCCAGGCCCACACATCCCCCGCTACATTGCGCCCGTTGCGGTCTTCTTCCTGCGTTTCCCCGGCCTTAATTCCCTGACTGATAAACATTCTGACGCACTGGGAGTAGTTCATCTCTCTGTCCTCACATATCTGATTTATTTTATGGTCGATTTCGTGCGGGATACGAATACAGCGTAATACGTATCGCATTTTCTTTTGTTTTTTCATCGTGTTGCCTCCCTGATTGCTTATGCCTGGATTTAACACCCGCGATATAAGAAAGCGTAATACAACAGTATTGTGAGCGTATTACGAGAACAAAATCGGCTGGAATGTATTACGCAATATGGAAAAAATCCGCGTAAGTAAAAAATGTATTACAGGAGCAAACAATGGATATAACTCAGGCAAGCGCCAAGCATCAGGCATGTAAAGCACAGTTTGATACGGCCAGCGCAAAACTCAGCGAACAGGAATCATTAATCACCAATCTGGAAGCGACTATCGAACAGACGAAAGGGGAGCTGGAGTCTCTCGATCGTGACTGGCAGAACTCAATCCTGTCTGCGCTGGGCGCAAAAACGGAAGCCTCCGCAAAATTATCCATTCAGGCGGGTGTGGCGCGAGAAAATCTTGAGCGTCTGCGGGTATTGCATGATGAGGCGCGCATCATGTTACTGGAGTGTCGTTATAACGCGGCAGAGGCTGGCTGTGCTTACGAAAGCATTGATAATAAGTTGCGGGCAGAGATATTTGCAAAAGCACTTCCCGGACTGATTAACGAGCTGATCCCTGCTCTGTTATTGATTCGTGGTTTATGTGAGCTGCTTGGCCAGCCGCTGTATAACGCAGAAAAGAAAATATGTGAAACACTGAAAGTGGCAGATATTGTTGAAAGTGTCAGGCTGATTCGCGGCCGGATTAACGATATTGAGAGCGATGCCTCCAATCCGCTTCGTTATTGCCCGGAGAAACTGCCGGATTCGGTAAGCCACGCAATCAGGAACGCCCCTTCACCTGTACAATGGAGCGCGGCGCGACAGAATCCAGAAAAAATGCGCGACCTTGCGGAGGGCAGAGAACTCTGCCGGGGGTGGCAGTAATGGGCGGTCTGAATATTTCACATTTGCACGGCGCTGATATAGTGAGCCGACTCAGGGAGTTAATGTCCCGGAATCGCCTGAAAGCAAACACAGCAAGCATAAGCGATGAGACGCGTCGCGCGCTGGACAATGAATATCAAAAACTGGAGCGTGAGCTTGAGCTTCACACCCTGCATACTGCAAGCGGTGGGGGTAATAACGACGGCATTGAGTGTTATAATTGCACTGCTGATTATGTTGTATCACAACGAAATCAACAGTCTCAGATGGTTTTCAATTGCGCTATCGAGTCGATAACCGGAAAACATCCGAAGGATTTGCACTTTTCCGGTGATACTGCGCGCTATTCGTCAGAAGTTGAACCCGTTCCCCGCCAGAGTGCAACGCTTGCCAGTGGATGGCAGGCAAATTTCCTTGCTGAAATAACCCCCGTGCCTGTTACGGATATATCAGGTCAGGTTGTGCTGGTAGACGCTTCGGGGCCGTTGGCACGTACATCGCCACCTCACGAGCGCCGTTCGCCACTACAGGCGCATTCACTGGTTTCAAGAGGCTACCGCTGCGAGCAGGTTAATTTTGATTTTGCGTTGAGCTACGACAATGTCGATGCTCACGCGTCCGCAAATGGTCTTGAAGGAAGCGCCCGTGCCGCTTTTGAACGCCGGAAATGGCTGGATTTAATTCAGATTGGTTTTAACGGCACACACTATGCCGATCAATCTGATCCTGAAACATATCCGGGCCGTGACGATTGCGGCGTCGGATGGTTGCAGAAGTTTCGAAACGAAGCAGCGGGAAGGGTTATCAGCGGTCTTTCTGTTTCATCGCCGACAAGCAATACACGCGGTACACACCATACAATAGATGCACTTGTTCTGGATGCCTGGCAATCCATGATTGATGAACAGTGGCAGGAAGGCATTGTGGCCGTATGCAGTCACAATACTCTGGTCCGTAAACAATGGCCTTTGATAAACCGTCTTGATCCATCGCAGATGAATCAGGAAATTTTGCTTAACGAGGAAATCATTAAAAAGCCCGTGCTGGGGAATCTTCCGGCTGTGACCGTTCCATTTTTCCCGGACAATGCTGTGCTGATCACACCTCTTGCCAATCTGTGCCTGTACTGGCAACGCGGCTCCGTTCGTGGTCTGGTAAAAAACGAGCCACAGTATAATCGCCTCGCTTTCTATGAGTCCTGCAATCTTGACTGGGTTGTTGGGCAATATGAGGCAGGGTGCTTACTGGATGGGATTGACTGGAAAGAATAGCAAGGAAATTTCTGGTAACGTTGAGGGCTTCTCAGCCCTCCTTTTACTTAAGCAGATGCTCTCCACCAATCAGGGTAATGACTCTTTCAAGCACATCATTAAATACCCCATCTTCTGCCTCTGTGATTAAGCGCGCTTTCCGCTGACGCCAGTCAAGGGTTTGAATGAGTGTGGTTGCTACCACGCTGGGGGCGTCCAGATTTGTTACCGGAACTTCTGTGGGAGCATTTCGTATGCTCGTACTTATGGGGCAGCATATGACAAGCCCGGTGAGTCGGTTATATTGCTCATGGGATAGTATGAGTGCCGGGCGATACTTTCCGCTCTCTTTTCCTTTCTGCGGCTCAAAATCCAGCCAGCAAATATCACCACGCTTAGGTACAAACATCAGTAATCAACCTCCTCATTGAATGGGGTGGCAATTTCGTCCGCGTGCGCTGTAACTGGCGTTATCCCGGCGAGTAATTCGGCTTCACTCAGGCGACGGCGTGCAGGCTTTTCTACAAAAAGCCCCTTTTCACTAATTTCAACGTTGACGATATCACCCACTGAAAACCCCGGAACGGTTTTAAGGTTTCCCGTTAGTCGAAGGGCAATGCTATTACCCCATTTTTGCAATACAACCTGTGTGCGCATGTGGGTTAACTCCTGTATCTATTGTGTGTCTACAGTGAGGATAGGCGAGTAATTATTCTGTGTCTACAATAATGATACATGAAATGACAACCTCCCCTACTCACCTTTCTAGAATCGAAGTTTAAATTGGGAATCGAATAAAACGGGCACAAAACGGGTACAAAAACAAAAAATCAAAAATAAACTACATATAAATCAACATAATAATAATTAAGATGATTTCTGCAGGGACACCATGCACACCTCTCCTGAAATCTACCATACCCCACAAAAAGCCTTTATAATCAGCACATACCCTTACTTATGTTACTCAAATAGTCGCCTTAATTCTCCTCAGGGGAACGTAAATCAAGTCACATTTGGGGGCCTATTTAGGGGCACATCTTGGTCAATCTATTGCGAGGCCCCCAGATGCCACTGACAGCTCGACAAGTTGAAACAGCCAAACCCAAAGATAAAATTTATAAGATTGCCGATGGTGGTGGGCTCTACCTTCAGGTCAATCCTAACGGCTCAAAGTACTGGCGAATGAAGTACCACTATGCGGGGAAGGAAAAGAAACTATCATTTGGCACCTATCCAACTATTACATTGGCTGAAGCTCGCAAACGTCGGGATGAAGCCAAGAAAATACATGCCGATGGTAAAGATCCCGGTGAAGTCAAGAAAGCTGAAAATCTTGAGAAAAACCTTTCCGAAGGAAGAACTTTTGCCGCAATCGCCACCGAGTGGTACAACGCAAAAGTTTCAGGCTGGTCTGCCAGCTACGCTGATTATGTCGACAGAGCATTCAAAAATAATGTGTTTCCCTACATTGGAAACAGACCCATTAGTGAAATCGAACCTCTTGAACTTCTCGCAGTTCTTCAGCGTATCGAAAGCCGAGGAGCCTGCGAGCTAGCTAATAAAGTTCGCCAACGATGTGGTGAAGTGTTTCGGTATGCCATTGTTACAGGTCGGGCACGATACAATCCAGCTTCTGATCTGGTTATAGCAATGAAAAGCTATAAGCGAACACATTACCCTTTCCTGCTTCCTCCTGAACTACCAGAGTTTTTATACAAACTCGAAAACTACACCGGCAGTATTGTAACCCGTGAAGCTACAAAATTGTTGATGCTCACAGGGCTGAGAACAGTAGAATTACGTATGGGGGAATGGTGTGAGATCGATTTTACCCAAAAGATATGGGAAGTTCCTCCGACCCGGATGAAAATGAGGAAGGAGCATATCGTCCCTCTGTCAGATCAGGCAATCCAGTCTCTGCAAATCCTCAAAGAACTGACTGGAAGATACAGATACATCTTTGCCGGAAGAAATGATGTTAACAGGCCTATCAGCGATGCAAGCGTCAATATGGTTTTGAAGAAGATTGGCTATGACAAAAAAGCTACCGGGCATGGATTTCGTCATACAATGAGTACTGTTCTACACGAGCAAGGATTCAATAGTGCATGGATTGAAATGCAACTTGCACATACGGACAAAAACAGCATTCGTGGTACATACAACCATGCTCGTTACCTTGAAGGAAGACGAGAAATGATGCAATGGTACGCTGACTACCTTGATGCTCTTCGAAAAGAGTCACCAGCTATATAATCGCTTGATTTTAAAGGCTGACTTAACGATATCCCCCTGATAGTCATTTATCAGTTATCTAATTATTAAGTCAGCCATAATCCCCTAAGTATCATTCCTTAATCAGATTCAGCACCTTGTAATACGACCGGTTAATTTAGAAAGAGACGATAGATAAACGCTTATGATGAAATACTAAGAAATTACTTCAGGCTCTATTAACTGGAGCTGTAATAGACAATAATTTAAATAACGCAATAGTTATATTTATATCTTAATATAAATTTCCACTGTATTTAACGTCCAGGGAGCCATCTTGAAAGGATAAAAATTCACATTATCACCATAAAATCACAACGACACCAAAACACATTTCACAACAACACCCTTGCAATAAACCTGTTTTTAACAAAAAATCAAAGACTGAAAAGAGTTTTGATTCAGAAAACCACATGAGACATGCTTAATATTTTTCAGTTTATCTAAAGGACGCGTTCATCTTTATTACAAAAATATAAGTACACTGTACTTATTAAACATCCAAAAATCACACCAGTTAATATTTCTTGTATTACTGTAATTTCTGGAAAAATTTCTTCAAAAAAAATATAGCATACATATCTTTATATGCTATAAAAGATAAGGCAGATTTATAACATACTTGCCTCAATAGAACTATCTAAGGGTTTGCCTCCACATATAGTGGAGGCTTTTTTTACCCAATAACAATATTATTCTGACACTTTATTCCTGTAATCAACAGCAAAAGTATCAAACCAGATGATAATTATTTTCATATTGAGTTTTATTATTCTTTTATATTGTCAATTCTAATCATAATTTATAATAAATTTTTAATTATTATATTTGCAAAACACAATAATAATAAATTTCTCATTTTTAATTGCAAGTAATATACCTATAACATTTCAAGAATAAACTTTCACAGGTGATTATGACCAATGATATTAACGCCGAACCAAAACACCTACAAAGTAGTAACCAATAATAGGCATGTGACATTACTTAACACTGGAATTAAATATCATCACGCAATGTAAATATTTATAAATTAACCAGATTACATTGACCATTTTGTTCAGTTTTATAATTATTCCAATATAATGATATTCCAGTGTAAGTAGTTCAGGTTAGTTCATTTGAATTTTATAAGTAGACATGACGAGAAGAAATATGCGTTACTTTTTTATCATTTCTGATCTTATTATCTATAAGTCGATCAAAGAAAGATTGATTACTATGAAATTTGATTCATGGAGTGACACATGACAAAGGGGAATATATCTGAAAGAGACTTTGATATCCTGATCAAGCTATCAGGAATACATAGCGAGAAGGCAATTCTTGCTTTGAAAAAATACTATGTCGATGGGGTCATCAGGAAAATTGATCCTACCCACGTAATG